CAACCACTTACCTATGGCAAGTTCATCTTCTGTAAGTAAGTCCTCAGAGGCCGGACAGTCTCAACGAGCTGTCGCGTGCCCCGGATTATCAGTTAAGCAAACTGATGTGGAAAAGCAGGGAAACCTGCCGGGTAACGCCCCACACGGGGGAAACAGTAATGTTTCCTGCAAGACTGGCAATGCCGCGGTAACACCGATCGGAGCCCAGCAAAAGAAACTTTATCGACCGGTGGTGAAGGGAGCAATCCCAACACCGCCCGTTGATGGAGGATGTGATCTGAAGCCGGAGAAATCCGGGGCCCAGGCTAAGTCCTCCACTTCTTCAACTTCCGCCGCAAAGCAGAATAGCGCGTACATGCACTCGCCTAGTCGCCGAAGTAATCCCAAACAGGATGCCAAACCTGTCTTCACCTTTGATCTGAATGAAGATATTCTATGCAACCTGCAATTGGACTGGAGTCGCTTGTTTTCGCCACTCACCAATGACCAAATTCAGCACGAATTCTTTTTCCTGTTCAAGATGGCCAAAGCCAACCACCCGAGCTTCCGTAAGAATCTAGTGATACTTGATCGAATGATGCCCACACCTGAGAATGATCTTTCTCCAGAAGCATGTGTCGTCGTCCTCAATGTATTGCGAGCATTCCAACTATTGGGGTTGAGCAATGACATCATCAACAGGCACCCTGATTTCAAGAATCTGGCCAGGCTTTCCAGCAGGAAGAGAATCACCAATTTTCTCCTCAAGCACCGCAACCTGTTCCCGAACAATGCAAAGCCACAAAAGCGCCCATCAACCACCAATCTTTGGGCATCCACCACCACGAAAACATCACGATCTTCAACGTCCTCGACAAGATCTGAAAACTTCTTCACGCCTTTAGGCTCGGAGGAGGATTCATCTTTTGCCGCGGACAATGCTGACTCCACAACTCATTCAACTGCCACATCAACCAGGCAATCACCCGCCCCCGCATCCCGCGGACGTCCGCAGGTGAAGAAGGAGTATAAACCAGCTTCCCAGAAAGGGAATAGATCCAATAAAGCCGAATCCTTGATCGACCAATCACTCCGACGCACTGAACAGGAGCAAAAAGGGAAGGATGACGCCGCTAGAGAGACTGAAAGTTACCAGCGCGAACAAATTGAAAACAATGTTCTTGGACTATTCGAAAATTGCGAGAAATCTGAAGAAGCCAAAGAGGTTCCCAAGACCTTGGATGATATCCACAAGCCGCGACCTGCACTTGTCTGGTCAGCGCGTGCATTTGACGATGCCGATCGTGACTACTACATCGCCACCGCCGTAAACTCATCCACACCAAAACCAGGATTATTCACCCGACTCATTCCCGATAGAATGGGAATGTTTAACGTCCGCCATAATCTTGGAAACATTATCCACTCGCCGGGTAGTGTTCCGCATGCAGTTAAGTCCATCATCGGGGACATTTGTGACTCGCTAGCTTCCATCCCAGGCAGTTTATTGGCCCCGTTGTTTGCCGAAACTGAAATCTCCGTCATTACCCCAAGTAAGTTAGTCAGCAATGTTGCAGAAGATAAACGTACTGACGCAGAGAAAGCTACCGATTTGAAACATGGCACCACTGTTGCCACAGCCCAGCACGTGCGATTGTTCGAGACACGCCCGTTCGGCTACTTGCGTCATATGCGTGTCGAGCCCGGTCTTGGGTTCCACTTTTCTGACGAACTTGTTTCTCAAATCACAACTCATGCAAACGTCGGAGTCCATGTACCATCCGAGGAAGCGCACGAACGCCTAACACGTGCTGCCAACAATGTCGCAACCGTCAACGTTGACCGTTGCCACGAAGGACTACCGATTCGAGATGGATCAACCATTTATGCAGAAGCGCTCCACAACGATTCACAATCTCGTCTTCTCAATAATGGACTTTTTCACTCGGGCCCCAACCAGGTAGGCTCTACGCCTATGGCTACAGGGTTGGCGAAGTCGATCTTGCCCCCTTTCCACCGATCAAGCCCTCAACCAAATTCCAACGCCACAGGAACTTCTGTGTCGAGGAACAGAGGAGTGCTATGCTTGTCAGTTGTGGCGGCCATCTTGTTGGGGCTATGTGCCCGCACCCAGATCTCAGGGATGACATTTCTATGGTTTGTGGGGTTCAAAAACGCTTTGCGTTCGAACCTCCGACCCCAGATCCCATCCTGTTAGAAGAACTGAAGGAGTTCATTCAAGCCTACTGCACGAAAAATTTCAAACCGCTGCCCGCGAACGCGGACTTATCATTTGAGACATGGCTATCAAAAACTCCTTATCCAGCGTGGCGCAAAGCCGCACTTACAAAAGTCTTTTCAAATCTTCAAGAAAAACCCCTCAATCTGAAGAAAATTTCAAACGTTAATTCGTTCATGAAGAAAGAGACTTACCCAGAGTACAAATATCCGAGAGGGATCAATTCTCGATCGGATGAGTTCAAATGCATCTTCGGACCTTATATCAAGGCAATGGAGGAAGTGATCTACTCACATCCCGCCTTCATAAAACATGTCCCTGTCAGAGAGCGCGCATCATACGTTGATGAATATATCTATGCACCTGGCCACGTTTACATGGCAACTGATTATTCACAATATGAATCACACTTCACAAAAGAAATAATGGAGCACATCGAATTTGTTGTCTACAAACATTTGATGTCCAACAACACCAACAACAACTTTTTGGCCTGTTTGAAAATCATTTCAGGGACGAATGAATGCAGTTTTCGTGCATTCAAAGTCGCACTGGCCGCCACACGTATGTCTGGCGAAATGAACACGTCATTAGGAAATGGTGTTTCCAATTTCTTTCTCACCTTGTTTGTTCTTTTTAAACGAGGATACACCATCGACGAAATCAGGACCGTCGTTGAAGGCGATGATGGATTAACCCGTGTTGATCCAAAGAACATTCCGACTTCCGACGATTTCGAACGACTTGGTTTCACCATCAAAATTGAAGTATATTCACAAATCTCCGACGCCAGCTTCTGTGGTCTAGTATACGACCCGACTGATAAACAAACCATCACAGACCCACGTGATGTATTGCAAAATTTTTATTGGTTGGACGCACTACGCTATGGAAAAGCAAGCAACAGACGCCTATTAGAACTCATGCGATGCAAGGCACTCTCAGCCTTATATCAGTACCCTGGATGTCCAATCATTAAGGCAATGGCTGGACACATGCTACGGCTAACAAAAACCGTCAGACACGCAACACATTGGGTCAATGCCTATGACTCACTGATGGATCTCGAAGCAATTCGATATCTCACCACGGATCTCAAAACATTGCGCGATGACAATGTCGACCTACTCCTGGGGCTCCCAATTGGGATAGGCTCACGCCTACTCGTTGAGAGCAAATATAAGCTCGACATACGAACTCAGCTGCGGCTAGAGTTACATTTCACCACTTCCAACAAAATGGAGCCAATCAACGATTACGCGGTCGTGGAAGCGGTGACCTATAGTGCCAGACACTATTACGACACATATGTTTGCAATTTTAACCCACAAATGCAACGATGCAAACCAATGTGTTCCTACGTAGACTTGACATTATAACCCAACGGGTTGGTGGCGGTAGAAGCCCCGCTTTTTAAGATGGCCGTGAGGCCCACCAAAGAGGAAAACAAATCGAACACTTCCTAACACAACAATGTCCCTCAGTAAACAACAATACTTCTTGCAACCATCCATTGCATCTCTGCCAAAGAGACAGCAGGAAGCCAAGTGGCTTTCATACCAACGCAAGAAAAACCGACTGAACAGTCTACGTGGGGTTAGCAACCCAACTGCTAAACCCCAAAACTCAACACCTCAGAAGATGAGGAGAACACGGATGTCATTCACTGACTGCCTCGTTAGCTACGCGCGAGCGTCAATCGACCCATTCGATCAATCAATCAATGAAGCTTGCATTCCTGACAACAATTCAATGCCAAGCCACAAATTTTCCGCCCTCATCAATGCGCAAGCGTCTGTTGGAACGGCCGGAACTTGCATCATCGGCCTGAACCCATGGACGATGACAGCCAGAGACTTCTCGTATGGCCCCGCCACTGTCGACAATCCGTTGATCGTCAGTAACGCCAACTACGCCTCTGCAAACATTGATTTTGATCGTGCACTCATCCCAGCTCAACTTGATGTCCACACTTCAAACTCCTTCTACAGCTATCTCCAAGTCTCCGCCCAACCAATGCGATTGGTTGGCGCAGCGGTCGAGATCTTCTACACTGGCCCAACGCTTACTCAGGCGGGTGCCGTCACCGTGCAACAGACACCCGGCTTAACGGCTGTTCCATTGGGAACAACGTTTGCCGCAGTCCGAAATGACCCACGGTCCCGCACTTGCAGTGTATCGAAAGGATCACGATGCTACATAGCATACACCCCAATAGCTGATGACCTTCTGAGCTACAAACCCAACTCATTGTACTTACCGTCAGTCACCCCTTCAATCACCAACCCAGGTGGAGGAACCTACACTCCATTGATCATCGTGATTTCGGGTGCCACGCCAGGTACAACATTTCAAGTGAAAGCAATTGCACACTTCGAAGCCTTATATCCAGGGATGGGGACAACACCATCTCATGCCGATCCCATTGGATTTCCGTCGTTCATGGCAGCACGTGCCGCAACCAAATCGACCGATAATCCATCTCAAGACTTCGTTGATGTGATGAAAGAAACTGCTCGTACAGTTGCAAAGAATCTTTCACCTTACTTGCCCATGGCAGGAGCCGCCGTCGGCTCTTTCATAGGGCAACCACAAATCGGAGCCGCAGTGGGCAGCGCCTCAAAATCAGTCCTGGACTTGATTTTGGAAGGCCAATCCCATCCGATTTAGGCTTGTTGGGAGCCGCACCTACGGGTGCCGGGGCGGCCGTGTATAGCCCCCGTTATCAATACACCACCAGTCTTAACGCTTGAGTTCCTAAGAACCATGCGAGCCGAAAT